CGGGGACCGGTCGCCGCGGCTGGTGCCCGTGGAGGTCAGGTAGGTGTACCCATTCCCGGAATCGCCCGATCCAATGTCCTGATTAGCCTTCTTGGCCTGGAAGCGGGCATTGACGTCACCCACCTCGCCGATCTCGTGAGTGTGGGCGGGCAGCTGCTGGACGTTCAGCGTGATAGACCCGGACCCTCCCTTGTTTCCGACCTGGTAAATATTCCCGGTACCGACGGCCGAGCGGTCCCGGAAGTCGGGCAGGCGGAAATTAGTGGCGGAGCTGAATCCATAGGTGGTGCCGATGGCCGAGAAAAGCTTCGCATAGGAGGTGCGGTCGAGCAGGCGTCCGTCGCAGCGCATCCACCCCTCCGGGTCCCTTTCGGCGCCGTACAGGGCGATCATGCCGACCGGTACGGCCTTGCTCAGAATGTCCCGGATTCCCTGCGCGATGGTCTGGACCTGCTTCAGAATCTCGGCCGGCTGGCCGGCGACCTTGGCCTCCAGATTGGTCACGCCCTGGGTGGCGGCGGAGATGCCGTCTTCAATGTGGGTGAGGTCGGCGGCGGTGATCCGGGTCTCATTGGCTCCGAACCCGTCACGCCACTGCTTCGTCGCTGTGTAGGCCTGCATTACTGGTCTCCTTCTGCTCTGAGGACGAAGATTCGCCCGTCGGGTGCAATCCACATGCTGGACCCTATTGTCCCACTATCTGGCGGGACGGGTCCGGACGAGACAAGCTTGACGGCGACCTGAGTCATCGCGTCGGTGAGGTGCTTCATCTCCTTGAGCGTGCCCTCGCGAGCCGCCCGCTGCATCGCGTCACTGTTCTTGAGCCTCTCCTCGACCTGCTTCGCGATCGCGTCCGCGTCGACGTTCTGCTTGAGCGTGATGCGGCTGCTCGGCCCCCACTCGGAGTGGTTGTTGGCCCGGTCGTAGGACCTCAGGCGCACCTCCCACTCGCGAATCTCCAGGCCGGCCAGGTTGGTCCGCTGGAGAGGGACCGGCATGTCCGTGAATCGCTGGGGGGTCAGCCCTGGCTCGCGCACCGATACCTCGATGCCGGCGAAGTCGGAGGGCATGCCCGCCCCGCCGGTGCCCTTGCCGTCCCAGTAGACGCCCAGGACGCCGAGCGTCTGGGTGAGCATCGGCGCCGTCGGAACCGGCGGCGGCTCCGTGTCCGTCGCCATGACTGCCTCGACCTCTGTAGACCAGCGTCCAGTCGTGTCCGCAGTGATGGCGCGGACCTTGAAGCCGTACCGGGCACCCGGTGTCAGGCTTCCCATCTGGGCCGTCGTCTCCTTCGAGGTCATGACCTGCCCGGCTGAGAATGGGAATCGGCGCGCAGATATCTCGTAGCCGGTGACGTCCACGGCAACGCCCAGGGTGTCCGTAGAGACCGCCTGCCACTGGAGTGAGGCCACGGCCTGAGGCCATCCCTGGTCGCTGATGACGACGGTGGAGGAGACCTCGAGCCCCTGCGGCGGGACGGGGGCGTACCGGCTCTTCGGAGTCTCCGGGCGAGGGTTCTTCCCGTCGGAGTTGACGGCACCGAGAACGCCCTTCTGGCGCTTGGCCAGGCGGGACAGGATGTCGTCGAGCATGGTCCCGAAGGTCGTGTGCCCCTGGCAGCGGCCGTTCTCGGTCACCGAGATCGAGATTTGGGTGACTCGCATCCGCTCGAGCCCGTTACCGCGCTCGACCTGAATCCAGTCGCCCAGGCCATAGTCCTCGAAGGGAAGCCACTGCAGGTCATCGGCCTCCCACTCGCGCTTCACCTCGGCCGCCGGGGTGGCGCCGGTCTTGAGGGTCAGGTCCGCTACGCGCCGGGCAGTGGCCTCAAGCTCAACGCCGCCGGCGCTGACGACCTTCTCCGTCCGAGGCATCCCGGCCGGGGCCTCGGGGTTCGGGAAGGTCCACGTGCGGCCCTCATCCCCCTTCACGAGGACGTGCGTGCACAGCTGGGACCAGTCCAGCTTCTCAGGGGCCGAGGATGTTCCCGCGCCCAGTCTCCACACGACGGCAGTGTTCTCACGCTTCAAGGCGGAGTCGGCGTTGTAGACCTGGAGCGTGCGCCCGCGCCACCGGTAGTCGATCATGCCCATGTTCGTGAGCGTGTCGAGGATCGACTTGATGGAGACCGACGGGTCGAAGGCGATGGTGGTCTGAAAGGCCCAGTTCTGCCCGGCCGAGTCCGTCGAGGTGCTGACGTCGAGCGTCAGCCCGGCGCCCCAGCCGCGCTTGACGGCGGCGTCCCACACAGTGCGCAGAATCTCTCCCGCGTTGCGAGAGGTGAACTTGTACTTCCCGTCCTTGTCCTGGGACGCGATCGGGACGTTCCAGACAAGGGCTCCCTCGAGACGGTGCCCGATGTGGATGAGGTCGGCCTTGCGGTGCTCGGTGCCGTCGTCCACGAGGTTCCACTCCGAGGACAGGTTGACGAAGCGGGCGTTGTACGGCTCGTGCCAGGTCTGGCCGTCGTAGCAGAGCTCGACGGCGATCTCCACGGAGGAGTCGAGCAGCTCTCCGCGCACGCCCTGGTCTCCGTTCGGGTACGACAGGGTGAGCGACGGCGTCTCCTGGCGCGGGCAGGTGAACGTGCCTGCC